TAGGAAATAGGATACTTCCACATAACAAGACCCTCACATCATATGCGACAAACAAGGAGATAACTCCACCATACAAAGTCAAGGTATTCGATGAAAACGCAAGCGAAGGAGAGACAAATAGAAAATTCGTATACTCAACAGTAACTAACAGTTCATCTGCACCTGCCACTGATACCCTTGCTCTAGATATAGAGAACTATGACTACTTTATTCTACTCAACCCTGAGATATACGACTCTACTACACAATCAGACACAGCAAGACCACACTTTGCTAAGATAACATCAATTGTCACGTTTGCTGACTTTGGAGATGGTCTAGAGTTTAGCCCCAAGTATCCTACACCAATACCCAAGGGAACTAACTTTGAGGTATTCAAAGGGCCAGCAAAAACAGCAACTGATGTCATGGCGGTTAGTTATGGTCTTCGTGGTGATAACCAAGCATCAACAGACAACTATGATGTCCTGAATCTAGTTGCCACACCTACGTTCTACTTCTACAATGACAGGTTAGAGCAGGATGACCAATTAGACTACATGGAAAAATACACTCTGACTAGGCTTAGATGGTATGATTACTCTGACACTGTGACAATGACATCCAACACAGAGATAGCACTATACTCAGAGGGTAGCAGCACTGTAAAATTCACAACAAACAGTTCAGGTGACACTGACAAGTTATGCGAGGGAATGTCACTCTTTGACAGTGGAACAGATGAATGGTATGGGAACATCAAGGAGATAACTGGAAATGACATACATCTAGAGGTTGCATACAAAGCAAAGAGTGCAACAACGAGCAACTTCACCGTGAAGATAGGAAAGGGAATACAGAACATAGTATTCAGAACTCATGCCAAGTTGAAAGGCACAATAGAAAGCATCAGTAGAACAAGATTGGATGCCACTCTCGTTGACCATCTCAGAACCACAGATGATGCTGATGGGAGTTTCGACCCGATGTTTTGGCACAAGGCATTCCCGAATATGAAGAGACACGAATCAGATAGCACCAGTGCTACTGCTTCGACCCTTGATGGCAATAGGAATGGCCCTTCACGATACATCACATCCGACCCAAGGCCGAGGAGAAACGACATCGTTCCTCTTGTCACCGATGTAATTGTCAATAGCCCACAGAATAAGATGAGTAAGATGTGCAAATTCAAGGCGATGAATAACTCAGGGATGCTCCCTGAGAAGTATAAGGAAGGTCAGACTCTGAAAGTGATGAAGAACCTATTCTCAGATAATATGTCATTCAAGACGCTTCCCTTCAAAGCCAGTAGAGCGAGCAGCACAACAATACAGTTTGCTGATATGGATGATTCACATGACTACAAACTATCTGAGAAACTACCAACAAACTCTATCATACTAGTTGATGACTACTATTATGTCGTCAATACTGTAAATACGAAAAGCGGAACAACACAGAGTCTAACTGTCAAAGCAAACAAAACCCTACACGCAAACACATTCACCGTTTCTACTTCAGTTCATGAGTTCTCAAATGCGACAGTTCAGATAGCACCTTGGACTGAGGTGTTGAATACAGAGGACTTTGACTCTGATACACAAGTGCATTATGCAGATGCAAACAGATTGACAGTTTCAGGGACTACAATAAACAAAGAAGACAGCAAGTTGTATAATACGAAAATAGTATTTCCTAGAGTATCTACACATCAGAATACTGTTGACTATGTGGATAAGGATATGGAGTATGTCAAGTTTCAAGATGGTGATAGAAAGTTCTATCAGAACACCAGTAACTCTAGGTTCTACTATTATGAAGGAACATACAGTCTACAAGAAGAGGCTTTTGACGGCACAGTTGAATTGAGTGAGACAGAGACAGAGAATGGACTTACACTGTTAACACTGGAAGGCAGAGACAACTCCTCCTCGTTATTGAATACCCAAGTGAATCAGAATCTTCTCTTCACCGAAGATATGATACATAGCACATTAAATCCAGTAATGCCTCTTTCCAACACCGAGACACTGACATCTGTTAGTGTGAGTGGGAAGGTGATTACCCATGCTTCAGGAGATGGCTTCACACCTACTGCCAAGATGCTTCTCTTCACTAGAAACACAGGGGTCTTCATTGGTGAGGTGGCATCTGCAACAGCCACAGAAATAACACTGACACACAAACCACTAGCACATATGTCTACAACAACCAACATTTGGTATTACAATCCATTTACCGAAGTGACGTTCTTATCGGGAACTAAGGCATTAGGAAGCAATCCTGCTATTACATCTACAACTGACTTTAGGGGTGTGAGTGACAAAGGGGTTATTCTTCAAGATAGTTTCTCGTTCGATGTTAGCCTCAACAAGACGAAATTAGAGGGAACTTCAAACAGTGGTTCTTTCCTTGAGAACCGGACTCTAGGATATGACATTCAAAAGCCAATAAGCATCGATATCTTAGATAGTGGTGTTTCCACTGAAGATTCAGTCTTTGCCTTTCAGTTGTCAAATGAACTTGGAACATCTACGACAGATGTAAGCATGATGACTTTCGCATCAGAGAGATTCAACGTCTTGGACATCATAGAGAAGGATGACGGCGGTGCTAGAATGAGAATAGCACCCACTTGTCCCGTTGTAATGGGCAGGGTCGAGAATAACACATCGGATACTCGTACAGGCTTCTCCTTCTACTTGGTAAACAACGGCATCAATGACGGTGGTTTCCTACATAGATTTGACACAGGACATACTACTTCCACTAATCTAGACTTGATTGCTTCTGATGATATCTACACTCCAAGAGAGACATTCAGATATTGGGACTTGCAGAAGTTTAGTAGCGGTACAATAAAGAAGACATCAGGTGGAATATACAACAGGAGTTCCAAGCAACAGAACATCAGAGGCTATGCAGTAGCGTATCCAATACTTGGCACTGGTGATGCACCTTCTTCCACCACACTTACCGAATCATCGAGGCCAATATTCGGAAGCAATATGGTGAACAGCAACTTTACACATGTGAATACAGCAGGGAGCATATTTGATGCTACAACTGGTGTGTCAACCCTAGTGCCTCCAACTAGAATACCTACTTCCAAAACAAGTCTAACTAAATTTGAGCCATTGATAGATTGGGAAAATCTAGATGGGAAAGCACAGGCATATGAGTTGTTTGCCACAGGAGACTTGTATCCATACTCAAAGTTGAGATACAACAACATAGGAAGTCAGACACTCAACTACGATGACCTTGCCTGTCTATTGGAAAGCGAAGGAGGTATATCTGCTACTGAAACGACACATTCTGAATACGATGGAAAGAGTAAATCAATGGATAAGACAGACAATAACTTTGAGAGGGCTTCGATAAAGGCAGCAAACAAGACGACTAATCAAATCAAGAGATTCGGTATTGCAAGACTAGTTGAAGCCACATTCGATTGGCATTTCAATCCAGTTGATGCAGATTCTTTGGAGAACACCTCTGCGTATAAGGAGAACTATGGGGCATATGCGTTATTAAGAAGCAGAGAGGCAAGCAAGGACAACTTGAAGTTCTCAGTTGCGAGTAACAATGTGTCCCTATCTTGGACTAATGGTGGCACACTTACCATACCCGCATACAGCACAATCTTCAATGCAACTAATGGTGCTTTGATTGCTACTACTGGTGGCTCATCACAAACAGTTAGTTCAACGGGAACTGTCACTGCAACTATGCATGATACGACAGATGCGACAGATGTGGAGGCATATCTAATTCCTGAGTATGGTAATTCAAAGACAACACCATCTTTCACAGTAGATGGATTTGATACACTAAAGACAACAAACAGTTCTGATACAATGGATATGAGTAGGGTTCTCCTGATGAGACCCGGCTACAAGAGTAATGATGCCTCATTCCCATTCAGATATGCTAGATTGACAAACGGTGATGGCAGTCCTGATGTCTACAACCCTCCGGGTGTTCTATTGCCATTCATATTCAATGCAGAGTACAATTCGGCAGATACTGCTTCTGAACTTTTGAACGCAAGGAAATCTCCATATCACGATAGCCAGCAGTGGAGCAATAGCCTATTTTCTAACCCTCCTTACCTTCACCTATCTAGAGTTTTAGCAGGACTCATGCAGAACTTCAAGGGAAGCACTACACTGACAACCACTTCCAAGATGGGCTATGCAGACAATGTGCATCCCTATGAAAACTGCATTGCTGTATTCCGTGATATCAAGAAGATAAGTTCAGTCGGCCCTGATGTTCCTGAAGACATGTTTCAGACTAGTTGCTTCTTGGGAACTAGACAGTTTGTAGACGCTTTTGACGATTACCAAGGAGGCACTTTTACCACACCGAATGACTTTGACCAGCACACGCCTAATACTATGGTGTATGAGTCTATTTCTGCTAGTTACAAGGCAGTAACTGGAACGCACACGTTGGAGACAAAATCCTCAATGGGTGATGCTCTAGGAGCAAACGCTAATGCTGTTACAGAAGGGTCTCCCACTTATTTCATGGACAAGAAGAAAGGAGATACGGTCTCTACAAGCAGGGTGCAGAATCACGTTGACCTAGCATCCAATGACGGTGGTGGAGTCTACTCAGCAAGGATGCTAATCAAACCCCTAATCAATACCGCAGATGGAAATGTCGTACTCAGTAATGGCAATAGAACGCTGACGATAGACTTGGATGACACTGATTCTGCACACAGTTGGTTGGAATTCGCTCCTAATCTAACAGGATACTATCTCGTAGGCAACAGAGGCATAGAGTCCAGCAACGAGACTAGTCTTGGTTCTAATGATGTAACAGGAAGCAACAAGGATACGCTAGGCATATCATCCAACGACACATTGAACATCGCCTACATGGGGAAGATAGTAAGTCACACACATACAACAAGCACTGTCAGTGATACAAGTAGAGTTCACACTATAATCCTAGATGAACCAATTTCTAGCAGTGAACTGCCATTCTTCCGCCTAATGAGATTAGCAGAGACAACATTCAGAGACACACCGAACGAGATAGTCTTGAACCAGTTATTCAGCACAGGTTTGGACTACACAGAAACCTCAAGTGGGTATAGAACAGGCACTCTCGGTAATCCTAACTATCTAGGCTTCGGTGAGAATCATCAACACACGAATGAAGGGGTATTTAGTGCGTATGTGTTATTGAATCTAGACTCTGCCCCATCCCCTACTGTCATTGAAGGTGGTCATGCCTGTCAGTCTGCTTTCAGTAGGTCATTCCGAGAATCAGTAGAGATGCTACCATACAATGACGGAGATACATTTGAGGTGATGGTATCTGATGGTGAGACTAAAGATGTGAAGACAATGACTGTTGATTTGACTCTGAATAGCACAACAGGAGGGATAAGAAGAAATAAGTTTAGGCTCACATACGATGGTGTTCTAAACGGCAAGGGTGTTGTTTCATTCGGGGAGATAATCAATATAGAACTCAGAAGAAAACCAAGTCTGCAAAACATAACGACTTGCCATATTGGAACAAGCATGATTATCGGAGAAGAAATAGAGACTCACATGGATAAGATAATCAGGGATGCAGGAATGACCTCGGACTTGATACAGACGCAATCGGATTTCACAGGAAATATAGTGCAGTCTGTGAATAATAACGTCATTACCTGTAAGGCAACAGTAGAGAATCTAGAAGCAGGGGATGTAATCTACACACATGAGGGTTATCCGATTGGAGTTGTTGGTTCTGTGTCAGGAAGCGACATCACAGTTACTGATGTTCATACAGATGGAGATGTGGATTTATGGTTCATCCCTGTTCTTAATGATGAGATAATTAAGAGAAATAAGAAGACTTTCATCGCAACCAATAATTTCAGTAACAAGCCAGCATATGAAACTTTGAATGAAATGGCAGGAAAGAAAGGATTGGATTTTAAAGTTAGAAACAAAAAAGTGGTATTTCGTGACTTAAAATCAAAAGCCTTAACGAGAAAACAGACAATTTCCTATGGAACACATAGAATCTTCTCTGTAAAGAAAAACAGTTCATTGTTTGCAAAGGCAAATAAAGTGACAGTTGTAGGTGATAAAATCTCTACAACCGTTGAAAGAAATGTCAAAGGAAAGGGAACGCATATCACATTTGTTGACCCCACTCTGAGGAACATATCTGATGTAAAAATAAAGGCGAATGAATTGCTAGAGTTGTATAATCAAGACTCTAGAAAAATAACCTTGAGCCTTGAGAAGAAGGGGTTGGAGACTCTAGAGGCAGGAGACATAGTTTATCTCAACATGACACAGCATGGTATACCTGCGGGTGACTACATGATTTTTGAGATAGAGAATGTCCTATCGAGTCAGTTATCCATGACAGTTGGGACTTTTGATAAGACGATTGCTGAGAGACTAGCAGAACTTGGCTCGCAACAACGCTCTAGCAGTTCGACTCTTTTCAGTAGAAACGCAGAAAGTGTTTCCACTGGTCTATCTCTTACAGATTCTATATCGTTAAAGACTACACTCGTTCAGTATACAATCACTGGTAGTGGGGAGAGTTCAAACATGGGCTTCGATGACCTTGTAGGATTCACTGAGGAAGTAGGATTTGAGAATACAGGAAGTCAGGTAATAGGGTATTATACAAGTGAGGATTGAAGATGACAGTAGTGAATGAAGGAGCAGCAGATATTGCGGATTTGATAAAGACGAACTACCAAGTGGTAGCGATTGGTGATGGAAGAGATACAACCTCTGCCAGTCAAACAGGGTTGAATAACTTCACATTTCAAAAGACTGGACAAGTACCTACTATTGTGGGTTCTACTTTGATTTACAATGTCGATTTTACAGGAGCGCAGATACCAGCGTCAGGAGTCTCAGAAATAGGCATTTTCAAGAACGGAACTACGAATGGAAACGGCACGTTATTGAGCCGAGTCACCTTCACGAATACTGGTGTTGTTGCAAGCGGTGACACTGTTTCGTTTACAATAAGAGTAGAGGTGGATAACTAATGACATCAAATCCGGGTATTATCTCAACACTAGCAACCAACCCTTCTAGCACACAACTGAAGGATGGGACAGATAACATACACTCAGGAATAATCAAGGCACTGAATGTCGCTAGTGGTGAAGACAGGGGAATAAGCGGGTTTGCATTGACTCAAGGCACAACTAACAGTAGAACTCATTTTCAAGTTGCTGAAGGTAAGATACTCAGACAAGGAAAACTATTCACAGTTCCAACTGCCACGCTCACTACCACTGTTGCTACTATCGCTGCTAATTCAAATGACTGGTATGGTTTGATTGTCGCTTGTGATGGAACAGAGAGTGGTGAGACTGCTAACACCTTGAAGTGGAGATTCGGTGCTGTCACAGGTAAAGCAACTACTGGCTCTGCTACTGTTGCAGAACTAAAGGGTGGAGACATACCGCTCATACTGGTAAAGATAGATACAGCAGAGGCAAATAATGCCACTAGCAGATTGCACCAGTATCTGTTCTATCCTCAAGCAAGCAGGGAGTTCTCAGCATTAAACTCAGGCTCAGAGACAATGAGGATAAACGCTGATGGGACTTTTGAGAAGTCAGGAAACACTGGAAAAATATCACTACCTGCTGTTGGTAGTAGTAACAGGACTCTAGTAACTGATAATCAAATTACAAGTCTAGGAACTTCTAGTTTAGCAGACGATGCAGTAACTGCGGCTAAGTTAGCATCAAACGCTGTTGTAGAAGCAAGTATCGTAGACTCAAATGTAACTACTGATAAGATTGCAGATGGGAATGTTACAACTGCTAAGATTGCAAGTGATGCAGTGACCTATGACAAGATACAAGACATAGGTACTGCAAACAGGGTATTGGGCAAGGCTTCCACTGGAACTGTGGAGGAGGTTCAAATCACCTCTGCAATGATAACAGATGGAACAATAGCAACAGGAGATGTCGCTGACGATGCAATCACATATGCCAAGATGCAGAATGTATCTGCTACAAACAGAATACTAGGAAGAGACTCCTCCGGTGCAGGAAACATAGAGGAGATAACTCCTGCTAATCTAGTGACCATGCTTGGTATAGAGGCAAATGCAGATGTCACAGATACAACAAACGTAAGGGCTGCTCTTCACAATGCGAATCTAGGAACTTTCAGCCTTGGTGATTCAAATGATACTATTAGTGTAGGGAACTTGTCTATCGGTGGCAACCTGACTGTTAGCGGTACTACAACTACTGTACTCTCAAACACTGTCAATATAGGAGACAGTATAATCACTCTAAACTCAGATGAAACAGGTGCGCCATCGGAAAACGCTGGTATAGAGGTAGAGAGAGGAAACCAAACCAATAAGACGTTGATTTGGGATGAGACTAACGATAGGTGGACAGTTGGTTCTGAGACATTCGTTGCAGGTACATTCATTGGAAATGTAACAGGAACTGTATCATCTGCTACTGCTCTAGCAAACGCTAGGAACTTTCAACTGTCAGGAGATGTGACATCTAGTGCAGTATCTTTTGATGGCTCAGGAAATGTCACACTATCCACTGCTATTGGAGAAAACACAGTAGGTGCAACTGAGATACAAAGTGGAAGTGTTGGAACTACTCAATTAGCAAACCTAAGTGTGACTACTGGAAAGATTGCAGATTCTGATATCACCACTGCTAAACTAGCGAATGATGCTGTGACCTCTGCTAAAATTGCAGACGATGCTATCGTAACTGCTATGATACAGGATGACCAAATCACGGCTGCTCTAATGGCTGATAACTCAATCCAAACTGCTGCAATAGCCGACAGTGCCGTAACGAATGCCAAACTGTCAGGCAGTATTGCACAGAGTAAGATTACAGGACTAACATCAGCATTGAGTGGAAAAGAGCCTAGTCTAACAATAGGAAGTGGTTTGGACAGAACAGGCTCAACCTTGAAGGTTAAAATTGACGACCTAACCACTGAGAATGGTATAGACCTAACACAAGATTTCTTGGTGTATCACGACAATAGCAGTAGTAGTCTGAAGAAGACGACACTCGCTAACCTCTTTGATAAACTAGTAGCAGGAGACATACCTAACCTAAGTGCTAGTGCAATTACTGGTGGAACATTCGCCACCGCTAGAATACCAAACATAGCAACTAGCAAAATCACCAGTGGAACATTCGGTACATCTAGAATAGCAGATGATGCAATCACCTTTGACAAGATACAGAACGTTAGTTCCAACGTTTTACTAGGAAGAACAACTAGTAATGCTGGCTCAGTGGAAACTCTAACTGCTGCTCAGGGAAGGACTCTTCTAAACGTAGACCCATCAGGAACAGACAACTCCACGAATGTCACTCTAGCAGGAAGTCGAAACTATCTCACGATAAGTGGTCAAGTCATAACACTAGGAGAAATAGACATCAGTGATGATACCAATCTAGTAGCAGGAACAAACATCTCGTTATCAGGAGACACACTAAACGTAGATACCGATTTGGCTAATTATAGCAACAGTAACTCAGGATTCCTAACTGCACATCCTACGATAAGCAACGCAGCATCCTCTGTCAATAACTCAGGAAGAACCTACATACAGGACATAACTCTAGATTCAAACGGCCATATCATAGGGATAGCATCTGCTACTGAAACAGTAACAGATACACAATACAGTGTTGGGGATGGAGGACTAACACAAAACAACTTCACTAACGCACTGAAAAGCAAACTAGACGGAATAGAAGGCAATGCTAATCACTTTGTTTTACAAAAGGCAACGGACTCTGTTCTTGGTGGAATCAAAGTAGGAACTAATCTATCTATAAACAACACCACAGGGGTTCTCTCTGCTGATACACAGTCTGATGTCAACTTCACTTCAGCGTTGAACAGCAAGTTAGCAGGTATAGCAACGGGAGCAACTGCTGGTGCAGATTTCGCAAGCAACGTATCCAATATCTCAGTTACAAATGCTCAACTTGCAGGAAGCATAGCAAACAGCAAACTTGCAAACTCTTCAGTAACTGTGAACGGTAGCACTGTTGCTCTCGGTGGAAGTATCACTCTGACAACTGCGAACGTAGCAGAAGGAGCGAATCTATACTATACAGATGAAAGAGTAGATGACAGGGTAAATGCTCTGATTGTCGATGGAGAGGGAATCACTACAACATACAACGATGGTGGAGGAACTCTGACAATAGATGCAGAAGATGCCACAGCAACAAACAAGGGTGTTGCTTCATTTGCTGCTGCTGACTTTGATATCACTAGCGGGGCAGTGAGCATAAAATCCGGTGGTATAAGCAATGCACAGTTAGCAGGTTCTATTCCAAATGACAAACTCCTAGATATAGCACAGAGCAAGGTCACTGGATTAGTATCTGCTTTGAGTGGAAAGGTAGGTAGCCTAAGTGACTTGAGTATCACTGCATCTGCTGCTGAATTAAACATCCTAGATGGAGTGACAGGGGTATCTGCTGCTGAGATTAGTCATCTAGATGGAGTAACATCTTCAATACAGACTCAACTAAATGCAAAGCAAGCGGCTGGTAACTATCTAACTACCTCCTCTACTATTTCAGACCTATCTGGAATAACAGCATTAGACACAGATATCACTGCCGTAAGTGGTAGCCATGATACTATCCCATCTGCTAAGGCTGTGAAGAGTTATGTCGATTTAGTTTCATTTGATGCAAACGACACACAATACACATTCAGTGTAGAGGATACTGGAAGTGCTAACACAAAGAGATTAAAACTAACAGGAACTGATGGAAGTTTTACTTCTGTAAACTTTGAGGGTAGTTCTAACGTTACTGTTTCTAGAATTAACGAGAGAATCATAATTGATTCTGCATCTCAACCAGTTACTTCCGCAGCATTTAGTGAAGGAACTCTTACATTCACTAAATTAGATAATACAACATTTACGGCCACATTACCTGATGCAACAACATCTGCTCATGGGTTGATGACTGATGACCAGTTTGACAAACTAGCAGGAATTGAAACTGCCGCTACTGCTGACCAAACTGCGGCAGAAATTAGAACACTAGTTGAGTCTGCCTCTGACTCAAACGTATTTACTGATGCTGACCATACTAAGTTGAATGCTATTGAGGCTGGTGCAACAGCAGACCAAACTGCATCTGAGATACGAACATTAGTAGAATCTGCTTCAGACTCCAATGTATTCACAGATGCAGACCACACTAAACTAGATGGTATCGCTGCTAGTGCTAACAACTACTCAATCTCATCTGACTTGCTAGATGAGGAT